GCGGTGGGCGGCGTCTGCGGCGGGTCGGTCGGGTTCCTGTGGCTCACGCCACCGAGTTTCGGTGGCGTGAGTGTAGGGATCTGTAGGGGTCGGCGGGGAACCTATACCGAATCGGGAACGGGCTCGGCGAATCGCCGGGCCACCTCGTCGCGCCAGGTCTCTTCCGGTGCATCCCGCAGCAGCGGCTCGCGCCCCTGGGCCGCAGCGATCCGCGCCTCGGCGATCTCGGCGTATTCCGGGTCCAGCTCGATCCCGAGGAAGCGGAAGCCCTCCAGAACGGCAGCCTTGCCGGTCGAGCCGGAGCCGCAGAACGGATCAAGGACGAGCCCGCCGGGCGGCGTGACGAGGCGGCAGAGGTAGCGCATGAGGGCGGTTGGCTTCACCGTGGGATGCCGATTGCCCTCTCCCCGATCCGCCCGGCTCGCCTTCGCGCAGTAGAAGAACCGGGCCGCGCTGCCGCTGTCGGCATCTCTTGCATACGGGTGCGGGCGGAACGCGCCGGTGGCGTTCACCTTTGGCGAGCCGTTAGGTCGGCGCTCTCCAGACCCGCTGAAGGAAGCCGGAAACAGCCCGACGACCTCCTCGCTACCGTCGTGGATCAGGTTCGCAGGCCAGCGGCCTTGTGCGTGTGGCCTCGAAACAATGCCGCCCAGCCCGTTGCCGTACTTCCTGCCCGGCTTGTTGTGGGCCTCATACCCTGCGCCTTGCCCTGCGCTTCGTGCGCTGCCGTGCGTGCCGCCGCTCTCCACCCGGCACCCGTCCACGTTCAGCCCGCCCGTGCCGTAGCGCAGGACGTTCTGGGCCACTGTCCCCTCCAGCGGCTTCCGCGCCACGATGATCGGCTCCCAGGCTGGCTTCAGCGCCGTCCCCCAGCCCTGCCAGCGGGCGGCCTCGGGCGTGGCGGGTGCGGTCTCGTCGTGTTTCCCGCCTGGACGAGTGAGGCATCCGGCCTGCTTGGCATTGCTGCCCTTGACGCCATTCCACCGGCTCGGCCCAACCACCGCCCGCTCCGCGCCCGCCCCCCGATCAATCGCCTTCGATACGTCCAGCGACTTCGGGAAGCCGCTCCCGTAGACCCACATCACCGTGTCGCGGATCTCCCAGCCCGCGTCCTCAATCGCCACCGCCAGCCGGTGGAAGGTCCGCGTGCCCCCGAAGGCGAGCAGGTGCGCCCCCGGCTTTGCGACCCGGAGCGCCTCCCCCCAGAAGTGGACGCCCGGTATCCCGTGGTCCCAATCCTTGCCCATGAAGCCCAGACCGTAGGGCGGATCGGTCACAACCGAATCGACCGAGCAGGGCTCCAGCTCGCGCATCGCCCCCAGGCAGTCGGCGCGGAGGATGCGGGGCTCGGTCATCTCCAGCTACCGCCCGAGCAGGCGGCGGATGCGGGCGAGGAGGCTGCCGATTCTCGGGAGGAGCTCGGCGAGGCCCAGGGCGGAGAAGAGGGCGAGCAGGGCGTCGAGCAGGTCGCGCTGTTCGGGGCTGGCGCTCTCCCCGGCGGCCTCCACCGCCTCGGCCGCGGCCTCCGCGGCGGCGGCGGCGCGCTCGCCGAGCTCCTGCGAGATGCCGAAGAGCTCCGGCGCGCCGGCGAAGCCGGGATCCGGCCAGGCGGGGGTCGGCAGGCCCGTGGCCTCGTCCACCACCAGCGGCCAGGGGCCGGTCGGCTCGGCGCCGGTCAGGCCCATGCGCCGCGCCTTGGCGACGTTGATCCCCTCCACCACACAGCGGCAGTTGTGCCCCGCCGGCGGCCACCAGGTCTTCCAGATCTCCGCCGTGGGTGGGGCGATGTAGCCGTGCATCGCGGCGTGGGAGGGGCGGACTCGGTCGTCCTCCATCGTCACCCAGGTGAGGTACGGCATCAGCCGCCGCGCCGCCGGATTGAGCACGAGCTGCTGGTAGCGCATCAGGTTCGCGGCGTTGCGGACGTTGTTCGCGTAGACCAGCTCCAAGTGCCAGCGGGAGAGGGGCGTGAGGCCCCTCGACGTGAAGACCTGCTCGGCCAGCGCCACGAACTCCTCGCGGGTGAGCCCCTCGGAGATCGCCCGGCCGACGAGCATCTGCAGGTCGGCGAGCACCGCCGCGTCCTCCACGCCGGCCACGGTGAAGGCCAGTCGGCGGGCGCCATCGGTCAGCGCCTCGAACTCCTCGCGCGGGATGCCGAGCACCCGGGCCCAGTAGTCGAGCGCGGAGCCCGGGGTAGTCGCGCCGCCAGGCGGCGGGGCGGCGAACCGGATCGTCCGCTCGCCGAGCTCCTCCTGGAGCTGGCGCAGCGCCAGGCCGCAGCCGTGGATGATCGAGGCCTCGATCGCCTCCGCGTGCGCCACGGCCGAGGTGCGGTCGACCACGGTCTGGAGCAGCAGCCCGGCCTCGTGCGCCCCCTCGCCGTAGGCCTCACCCAGCGCGGCGAGCATCGCCTGGTAGTGGGCGACGGACGGCTCCACGAGCGAGGCGGCGAGCTCGGTGATCTCCCGGTCGCGCGCCGCGGCGGCCTCCTCGATCTCGGCGATCTCCTCCGGGTCGAAGGCGGGCGGGGCAGGCTCGGGCTCCGGGTCGAAGGCGGGCGGGGCAGGCTCGGGCTCCGGTTCGGCGGCGAGCGCCACGTCGGGCGCGGAGGAGGCGGCGGCCTCTTCGGCTTCCGGCGCCTCTTCCGGCTCCTCGGCCGGCTCTTCGTCCGGGTCGTCGTCCGGCTCTTCCTCTGGCTCCGGGGCCTGCGGCGCGGGCAGCGGCTGCGTGGGGGGCGGCGGCGGGGCGGGCTTCTCCTTACTGACCGTCTCCTCCCCTGGGCCGGGCTCGCTGACCTGGTGGACGAGGTAGAGCTCGCGCTTCGAGACCGGGAGCCCCAGCTCGAGCACCGAGGCCATGCCCTTCTGCCGGAGCTCGCGGTCGGTCCCGGCCATGGTGTCGATGAGCACCCGAGGCACCGGCGCCTCGGGGCCGAAGTTCACGGTCACGAGCGGGCGGAGCAGGTTGTCGCGCAGGTGGGCGGCGAGGTCGCGGGCGTCGAGCTCCACCTTCTCGAGCCGGACCTCGTTCGAGACCTGCGCCTTCGCGAAGCTCCCCGGGCCCTTGGCCGCGCCGCTCGTGTCGACCTCTCCGAGGAAGGCGAGCGCCTGGGAGCGGGTGAGCAGGCCGATGAACTGCTCGTAGCTGGCCGAGCCGGAGCGGGTCGCCTCGAGCAGCTCTACCGCCATGCCCTCGGGGATGACGATGCCGTACTCCGACTGCATCGCCTCGATCGCCCCGAGGAGCTGGTTCTGGTCGGCCGCGTTCATCTTCTCGGCTTCCTGCCCGCCGGTGCGGTGGCGGTACTTGCCGATGGCCGTCGGCTGCGCCCACTTGTCGAGGAAGACGGCGAAGAACTTTAGGCCGTTCTTCTTCAACCACCACGCCCAGTAGACCTCGTCGAGTAGGGCCGCGCCCCAGGCGTTGTCCTTCGTCCCGTGGCGCATGACGAGGAACTTTCCGGCCGGCGCGGCGACCGGCTCGGCGCTCTTTGGGCGGCGGACGTGGAGCACGCCATCGCGGAAGAGAAACCGCCACATCGGCCGGTCGATCAGGTTCACGGGCACCCAGGCGCCGGCGAGCGGGCCGCGGGAGAGGCGCTCCCAGAAGAGCTCCTCGAAGGCGATGCCCTTGGCGATGGCGTCGAGCTGGTGGCTGAGGTTGACCGCGAAGGAGGGCACCAGGGTGAGCGCCTGGTGGCAGAAGTCGGCCGTGTCCTTGGCCTCCCGGCTGGCGTCCGCCGGGACGATCAACCTCGGGAGGGCGAGCACCGCGTCCTTTCGCTTCCGGTGGAAGCCGGCGAGGTCGAGGTCGGAGCCGAGCATCCTGTCGTAGATCTCGCCCAGACGGTCGGTCGCCTCGGACTTCTCGCGCACGATCTTCGACGGGTGCTCGTCCTCCCGGAGGTAGCTGTTCGACTTGAAGACGGTCTCGGCTAGCTCCTCGCTGGCGAGCTCGCGGGCGAAGGTCCGGTCGATGCGCGGCACGGGGAGGACGGTCAGTGGCGTCGGCGCGGGCATGGGCTACCTCCTCGACTGCATCAGGGCATCGGCGCGGTCGGCGCTGCGGCGCGCGCGGGCGGACGAGATCTCGGAGCGGACGGCGACGAACCGGTCGCGCACGTCGGGCCGGCGGTGGAGGGTCTCGTAGACGGTCGTCCGATGGACCCCGGCGAGGTCGGCCGAGACGGAGATCCGCCGCGTGCGGCGGAACGCCTCCTCGAACGCGGGCCACCAGAGGTCGATCGCCACGGCTACTTCCGCCTCACCAGCTCACGCTCGATCCGGTCCAACTGCCTCTGGATCGCGTTGAACTGCTCCACCCGCTCGGCCTTGCTGACCGCGAGCGCTTGGCTCAGCGCGGCCACTTCAGGCTTCGTGGCGAAGCGTTCTATGGCCTGCTTTTCGTGCTCCACCGCGTAAGCCTTGATCTGCTGGTCCACAAGCGGCAGGACGCTCACCCAGATGGCCCCGGCAATGGTCGTCAGCAGCGCGAAGATCGCCATGACCGCCTGCACCCGCGAGAGGGTTGCCGAGTACCACGGCTTCCCGTCCGGGTCTTCAAAACGAGCGAGCGGTGCGCGAGGCCGGTATGGATGAGCAGCGGCCTGCTCGCTCAGAATCTCGCGGATCAGCTCGCGCAGATCGTCACGGTCGGTCATCGTCACTCCAGGCGGCGCCGTAGCGCCACTGAGTAGCCCCAGCCTTCCTGCCCGCTGTCGAAGTAGACCCACTCCACACCCGGAGCGAGCACCCACTCGCGGCCCACTTCCATTTCCAGCCGCACTGCCTGCGTGTCGTGTGCGGACGAGTCCGGCGCATCCCAGAGCAGCCAGAGCCGGGTGCGATCATCAGGCCGCCAGGAGGCGCCGAGCGTCGGATTCCAAACCGCATCTGTGCCGTAGTCGGCCCGCTGCACCGCCCCGCGCATCCCGTACCAGAGCGCCCAGCGGGAGCGCTCTAGACCGCTCAGGATGCGCAGCTCGGACCCGCCCGCCTGGTCACTGCCCGCCTTGCGAGCCGTGCTCACGTGGCCCGACACGCGCAGCCCGGGCCGGTCCACGGCCGCCTGCACCCCGTAGCTCACCCCGTCGTAGCCGAGCCCGTGCGAGCCCGCCACCGAGGGACCAGCGGATACCACCGTCGAGCCGCAGCCGGTGAAGAGCAGCAGGAGCCCGAAGAGCCCGCCGAGGATCAGCAGCAGGCCGAGCCAGAGCGGGCCGCGGGGCTCCTTGGTCATGGGGTCCAGGTGGCGCCGCATGGTCAGTCTCCTAATCAGCCCAGCAGGTTCCGACGCCGCTGAAGCTCACCCACGCTGAGCCGTTGTACCCACAGAAGAGCGCGTTGGCAGAATCAAACACGATGTCTCCAGCTTCGGGCGAGGCGGGCGTAGTTGCCGTGCCATGCAGCTTGACGAGCTGCGCGAAGGTGGTCCGCTCCACGCCCACCGTGACCCGCGTGGCGAGCGTCTGGAGCGTGGTGCCGGTAGCGCCCGGCTGCGAGGTCTGGATCACGACCGAGCCGCCCGCCGCGTTGCCAGTGCCCTTGCCGCCTGCGAGGGTGAGGCTCGCGCCAGCGATGTCCGTGCCGGAGCCGCCGGTGGCGTTCACCACAGCCCCCACCGGTGAGGCAGCCGTCACACCTCCAGCCCCAACGTAGAGCTGCCCGGTCCCGGCTGGCTTCAGGATGAGGTCCAGGTTGTCCGCGCCCGTGCCCGCAGTCTCCATCGCAATCGTCCCGCTCGTCCCTGCTTGCGTCGAGAGCGAGAGGCGCTCGTAGTTGCTCGCGTCGGTGTAGGTGCCGTAGAGGCGATAGGTCTGCGCGTTGGTTGAGTTGCGCTGGGCTAGTGTGTTTGCCGCATCCCTTGCAATAACAAGATCACGGGCATGATTGGCTGCACCACTTGTCCACCCTATTGAACCAGAGGAACTGGTTGCTGCACCTAAGTCGTTCGTAAACCAGTTAGTTCCACTAAACACTCCATACCCGCCACCGAAACCGTCAAGATATAGATTGCAGTTTGAAGTTTTCCCACACTTGATGGTTGCCGACGAAATGACGATTCCCGTCCCGTGCGGATCAAGCGTGATGTCCCCGTTGCTCCCCGCCGTGCTGATCGTCAGCGCGCCGGGCGCGGTGATGTCGCCGGTCGTGTCGGCTACCGTGAGAGCAGAGCACTGCAACTGGGTATTACTCGCTCCGTCCCAGCGCGCGAGCTGGTTGTCCACGCAGACGCTGGCTGGGCCGAGGACGAGGACGAGGGCGTCCTGGAGGCTGGCGCGGACGTTGGCCCATGTGACCTTCTCGTCGCGCGTCTCGCCGTCCTGGCGAACGAGGAAGAGGTCGTCGTCGCCGAGCGGCGTGGTCGCGG